CTAATTAGCTCTCGGCCTGCCTCTTTTTACTTTTGTGGTGAGCATATCGTGTGCAAGACGTGGATGGTATAAAGCCTTGCCTTGTGTGCCCTGGTTGATCGATACAAGCTTGTCCCTGATTGTTGTCACAGATAAGTTGTATTTTTGAGCCAGGTACGAAGCAGAAACTAACTCCACTTCGACTTCTTTTAACTCCTTCACTATTGCTCCGCCGATTTGCTGACCTAGCGTGATTTGCGGAGGTCGCTCAGCTTCAACAATGATGGTATAGCGAGCCATTTAAGTCACCTCCTTTACCTTAGCTTGACTTAATTTCTCCATGTGGCCTCCTTAAATTTTGCATTAGTCAGCAGTGCTTCAATTTCAAACAGGCCCACATTGGTAAAGATATGATCCATCTTGCAGCCAAAGACAGTCAGGGTGCGGGTAATAGATGAGTATGTGTATTTCATAGTGATACCGCCGTATATCTATTATGGAATTTGCCACCCTGTAGGGCGGCATGGCCCTTATTCACTGATCTCTGCATAGCGACGGTCATAAGCTTCATTGATCCGCGCCGTATCATCGTCTGGAAGGCTATTGATTGCCGGATCACTCATGATGTCATTCAGACGGTCTACATTTTGGGCAGCATCAATATGGGCTATATAGGAATCCACCAGACTTACCGCATCAGCGAAAATATCCTGCTGTGACAGCACTTCTTTGCGCTGTGCGTAGAGACTCAACAGGTCGTTATAATCTTCCACCGTCATTTTGGCCTTATGGTTTTTAATACTCTGAGCTGTTTCAGTCTCTAGCTGATGCACATCCTGAGTATCTGCAATCATTCGTTCCAGTCCTGCCCGGGTAGAAGTGCTCTTGATCTTGTCTACGGGTGCCTGTCCTTGCTGATAAACACTTTCCTCATCAAGACGCTGTTTGACGTAAGCCAATAAGTAATTTCTATCGACCTCAGTTAATTTGGTTTCTTTCTCGATCTGACTTTTTAAACCATTAATAGAGCTGGCCTGAACGGTACTGGTGAGTGTCTTCATATAGCTCTTTTTAATTTCAGCAGACTTATTTACATCGACCTGAGCAGTTTCTGATGTTTTATTTTGCTGGATCAAGTCCTCAGCTTCTTGCTGTAGCCGTTTAAGATCTTCCACAGTCAACTCTGCATCTACAACTTCACTCTGTGTAGAATTCTGGACATTTTCAGTTTCAACGACTTTTGGCTGTTTACGCGCACGTGGTTTCTTTTCTTCCTGAACTGGCTGTTGCTCGACTTGCTGTTGTACAGGTGCTTCTTTAACGACATTGGCCTTAAGGTCAGAGGTAGTCACCGGTGAGGTCTGCTGTACTGGTTCTGGTGTCACATCAATAATAGCGTCCTGTTCTTCTTCCTGAGTCCGGATACCCATTAACACTTCTGGTGCGTAGATCCGGCCAAAGAATGAGGCAGCACGATAACGCAGCATCTGTTCAGGCATGGTTTGCCATTTAGATCCGTTCTTTTGATACCAGCCTTCTTTCACTGCCATTTCCATTGAGATTTCAGCAGATTCAAGGCGCTCACCTGTGGCTGTTTCAATGGCCCATGCTTTACAGGTGATATTGCGTAGCTTGACAGTATGGACTTTTTCTTCTGGCAGACTCTTGCGGGCGCGCTCATTCCACTTCCATTCCTTGGTGGTGTAGGTCACTTCCACTTCACCACGGTCTTCCATTTCAAAGCGCAGCGGTGAGTACTTGCCAGAGGTATTAATTGCCCCGATCACGAATTGTGATGACCAGGCTGGACGACCTTCGACAATATAAAGGTTCTGCATAATCATCAGCGGATCGGCACCCATGCGGTTTGCCATATTCAGGGCAATGACACAGTTGGCCAGACCATTCGGGTTAGGTTCACTACGGTACAGCCAGTTTCCATTCTGGTCTTTACCGTCTTTGATCTTTAGCGTATCGCGGTAAACTTCCGGTACCATGGTTGAGGCGGCAAGCATTTTGGCAATACGTTGTGCCAGTTCAAAACCTTCCAGTGAAGTCAAGCTGACTTCAACGGGTCTAGGTGCTGCTACAGCAGTCTGACGTGAGGTACGGATCTGTTCAGTAGTCATTACTTGAGAAGTCATTGTTTTAATCCTTATAAAAATTATTTGCGAAATTTGCAGGTGTGATAAACAGGGCAGTATTTGTTGTGACACATCATTGATTTTGAGTTGCCGTAAAATACGCCGTGCTTAATGAGTTTTGCTGCGTGGTGCAGTAGTCCAGGTTCTTCTTCGGTACCTAGAAGTACCTCTGCAGGTGAGTCGATTTCACCGATACCGACGTGCTGCCCTTTATCTGTTTTTCCGGTAGTCAGGCCGTAGATACGGGCAGGGGCCAGTACCGGTTCTTGCAGTGCATGACTGGCCAATACGGTATAAATCCCCATTTGTGGTGTATGGCCTACGGTTTTGACTGTACCGTCTGAAGCCACAGCATTCTTGCCAGATTTAAGGTCACCAATGCCCAGTTCACCCTCATTATTTTCATAGATGCGGTCAATGGTGCCTGTAAGCTCAATGCCCAGATCAGCAAGGATGAGAGATTCACAGCGCACTTCCACACCTATAAATTTTTGGGTTGGCGCAATATGAGTGATGTACTTTTGCATTAATGAATGACCAATTGCCTCAGCAGCATTTTGGTCTAGGTCAGACCAATCTACCTCTTCACCTGGCTGCCAGATCTGGTGATGCAGGATCTCGCGGCATTCTTCCAGAGTAACGTCTTCTCCGATCAGATTCAGATAGTCCCACTGGGTCACTGCTTCATGAACTGCTGTACCTAAGCGCGTACGTGCACCGGCTGGAGTGCGTTTGTTTAAAAGATTCTTGGCTTCCCAGCGTGCCGGACAGTCAAACAGGTCGGACAGGGAGCTGGCGCGGATTGGAATAATTTTTTCTGGATTTATGGCTGCATTCATAATCTTTCACCCTTAATCACGATGTGAACAGGGCCTTCACGAAAGCTTCCAATACACGTCATTGTTCCACCCAATTGCTGACGCTCCTCTAAGGAAAGATTGCGCCATTTAGCAATTATCCAATCGCCTTTAACCAGACCAATTGGCATATCCCGAGCCATAGATCCATGACTATAACCATTCTCATTACACCATGCGCATGCTGCGTAGTAGGCTTGAAAGTCACCTTCTTGCGTGAATGTGATAACGGTATCTGAATTAATATTTTGCTTATTCAATTCCATTATTTAACCCCCTCAACGTGCTCTTTCTCAGAGAACTTCGCGTTATAGGCATGGGCTTGGACTGCCTGAGTTTCTGCTTCATTCGCACAGCTGCGAAGCATGGCGACCAAGCCAATGAACAGGCTTAACAATAAGAGGAATGTGCAAAGGTCAGCGAAGATTGAGCGCGGTTTAGCGTACATCTCTTCTTGGGTAGGTTCTTGAAAGAGGATCTGAGTCGTTTGACTCTGAATAGGTTTTTGTTTCATAATTCACTTACTCACAGGTTAGGTGTGGATCACGCTCCAGGTTGTTACAGCAACGCTGGGGCTTTTTGTTGTCTGTGGGATTTAGTTTACCAAAGGAAACTTTATAGTCAAGATAAAAGTTTATTTAAAGAAACTTTTTATTCTTTATGGAAACTTTTATGTTTTAATAGACAAAAGAAAACCCAACATATAGTTGGGTTAGTGATGATTTTTACTTTGTTATTACAGGCCTTGCCATGACTGGCCTTAAACTTAGTGTACCAAGGTAATATTTCAGCACGAAGAAATGCCTAACATTGGATGTTGCTTATATTCTTGTAGTGATCCAGAACTATATCCATATCAGCTAAAAGCATTGGTTCGCTGTATTCACCTGGTGAGAGTTTCAACAAGTTGGGCATATAGTTCTTTTCATACTCGCTCGGATAGTCTCTGCATAAGATTTTTATCCGCGCATCCTGAGTAGTGAACTCTGACTCCAGCTTTTCTATGTATTTGCTCAGAATATTATCTGAGTTCTCAAGAGCTGCTGCGGAGATGATTGGATCTATGTCTTCACTAAGTTGCTTCTCACAACCAGTGAAAGCCAAAGATGAGAGTAGTGTGGTAATTATGATTATTTTCATAGGGCTGTTTTGTTGTTTTATTATACAAAGAATATATAAAATAAAAAAAAGTAAACCTGTCAAGATTACTTTTAAACTTTTAATTGAGTATGATAAATCCTGTAAAATGGTGTTGAAATTTTTCTGAGCTTCTGTTATGGATTTAGAATATAAGGCTTTATCTAAGATCTTCAATAGTGGTGTTCTAACGGACATTGCTAATGGTGATTTGTCTTATGTTTTTAAAATTGTAAATAAATTCTTTCCAGAAGAATATACTACGCTTTCCTTGACAGAGTTATATGAAAAAACATATCAAATTCTTCTTAGACAATATCCTAATGAGTATATCTATAAGAACTTAATAGCTAATAAGATTCTGTTAGGGCGCCACTCCTTGAACACAGCTACTATGCTGTCTGAGTTTAGAGTGGGAACCAATAAAGCTGATTGTGTGATCCTGAATGGCAAATCAACATGCTATGAAATTAAAACAGATTACGATTCTTTGGTTCGGTTAGATGACCAGTTGGATGCTTATACTCAGGTTTTTGACGATGTCTATGTTGTTTGTAGCCAAAAACATGTTAAGTCTGTTTTAGAAAAAACAAAAGCATCGATAGGTGTAATTTTTTTATCAGAAAAAATGACTTTTCAAGAAATAAGAAAAGCTCACCACAATGAAATTAAAAATAAAAAGTTGTTATTGCAAGCTCTTCGTAAGAATGAGTATATGGAGTTGATTCAAAACTTAACTGGTGAGGTCTTAGAAGCTCCGAATACACAGCTATTTGATTTATGCTTGGAAAAGCTATACTTAAATAATGATGAAAAAAAGTTAAATAGTTTATTTATTGAGACGTTAAAGAAATCAAGAAAAAACAATGAACACTTTATAACTCATATGCCTAATTCTTTAGTTAATGCTATTATTAGCTATAAATTTAACAAACTTCAAATACGCTCATTAATAAACTATTTTGCTACCGAGGAAAAACTTAATGTACTATCCAATATTACGAGGAAAGCTTAATGAGTTGTTAGCGTTAAGAGAGTTAGCAAATCTTCCTGTTGATAAAAAGTTTTGTCCTGTTATTGAACCTGTTCGTAGTTCTTTAGCCCCACTTTTTAGAACAATTAAAGAGTTAAATGATAAAGAGATTGTTCCATTAATTTTTTTTAATCCGACTGTTGGGGATTTAGAAGGGTGTGGTTTTCACATAATAGAGGAGTTCAAGAAAGAAATTGAGTTGCGCTATTTACCAGTATTCGCAATAAAAGATAGTGTTGAAGATATTCGTTCGTTAATAGATCAATTTGAAGAATATGCTTTATTTCTAATCGATGGTTTAAGCAATAGTATTATAGAGGCCTCAACGAAGGCTACTTTAACATTTATAAGCTCTACAACAGCACCTAATCTAATAAAAAAATTAAATAATGTAGTTTTATATGATGATTTTTTTAAAAAGCAAAAAAGAAATGCCGATTATCCAGTAGAATCTCCATTCTCATCATTACATACATATTATAATGAATTCAGAAATGTTAATGGTTTTGGTGACTATACAATTTTAAGTGAAGAATATAGCGAGTCAGGTGGACCTGCCTACGTAGTTACTATCCATGTTACTTATATCAACTCTGAAAAATTTGATGAAGCATTTGTTCGCCATTATTCTTCTGATACTGACAATGATACTCCAGCCAATCCTGGTAAAAAGTTTATAGAAGCATTAGAGAAATTTATTGTAGAAAAAAATGATCAGAAGATTGAGTTCCTAGATACATCAGCTAGTATGGATTTTCAGAAAATATATGATGCCAAACACTTTCCTGGTTTAGGTCAAGTAAAGAAAATTTCAATAATGCATCATATTGAAACTATTAATAACTATTTAATTAATAATTTAAATAATTGAGCTGATAATGAAAATAGAAAGATTTTGTTGTCAGCAATGTTTTACTGAAAAGAATATAGCTCAATTTATTTCAGAAAATGGCGATTTTAAATCGACTTGTTCCTATTGCGAAACAGAAAATGTACAGGCTATTGACCCTAAACTTATTTTTCAATTTGTAGAAAAATTTGCTTATGGTTTGAAAGAGAATAGTGCTGGAAAACCTTTATTTGATGTACTTAATGAAGATTTCTGTTTTTTTGAGGATAAAGTAATTGATAAGATGAGTTTGCTTACTAGTATTCTCGATGAGAATCTCGATATCCTTGATAGAAAGTACTTTGTACCAAATTTAGACTTAATAAAAGATAGTTGGATTGAATTTTGTCAAGAGATTACTACTAAAAATAGATTTTTCCCCCAGACTAAATTATATAAAGATATTTTCACCAATACTAAAGAAGAGGATGGAGGTCAAACAAATGCTTTTATATTATTAGTAGAATCATTAACTAAATTTTATTCTACAGAAAGATGTTTTTATAGAGCGCGCGTTCATGAAATTAGATTGTTAATTGATCAAATGAGAGCACCTCCTTCTATTACTGTGACTGCTGGTCGAGCAAATCCTATAGGTATTTCTTATTTATACTTGGCCGAAAATGAAAAAACATGTATTGCAGAAGTTCGCCCAAGTAATGGTAGCTTAGTTAGTGTAGCTACTTTTAATTTAAAAACTACTCTAAGTATTTTAGATTTAACTAATCCAAGAAAAAAAGCCTCATTTCTTTTACAAGAAAGTGAAAGTTTAGAAAATAGTTTGATTCATATAAACCTATTAGAGATATTTGCCAAAGAACTTTCCAAACCTGTTTTGCCTAATAGAACACATTTAGATTACATACCAACTCAATTTATTTGTGAATTTTTTAAAACAGTATGTGGTTTTCATGGTTTAGTTTTCAATAGTTCTTTTGGTAATGGTAAAAATATAGTCTTATTTGATCAAAATTTAGTCGAAGATGACTCAATGAAATATTTTAGGATTTCAAGTATTGACCATAACTACAGTTTAGAATAAATCGTTTACATATTATTAAGCTCAATAACTTATTCAAAATGATATTTTATATACAGAAATTCATTTTAATTAAATAAAGAGCTGAATACGCTTAAACTTTTTATTCGCTTTAATTTCGGTTTTATAGAATCTATCTTTATCATCGGAATCTGTAAATTTAGTAAATGTACTTGATTCAAGAAGACGATAAAGAAACCTTTCACCTGTCTCAAGCACTACTGTCAACAGGTAGTGCTGATAAAGCACATGATTGATCTTATAGGAATTGATTTCAATTTTTTGCATATCACACTTCCCATAATTAAAATTGTGTTCAACCCAAGCCGCCTATAGCGGCTTTTATTATTTTCTAAATTCTCTGTGATGCTGAACAACTACACCAATAATTGAAATAGGGTGCTTTTGCGAGTTATGAATAGGGAAATCTGGATTTAGCGGAACCAATTCAAACACTTCACGGCCATGCTCATCAAAACCCACAACCCTGTATTTCTTGAAAGTAACTTCATAATCACCATTCTGAGCTACCACATAATCACCAGGCTGAGGAACGATTGACGCATCAATCACAATATCATCACCTGGCTGAAAGTCTGGATACATACTCATACCTTCGACTGTCACACTAAAAATAGTGCTTGGGTCTTTATTCTCATATGTGGTGAGGGTGTATCCCTTTGGCTCACCACCATCATATGCGACTTCTCGCCACAATCCTGCTTGAACAAAATCTAACACTGGAATCCTTGTAAGTTTTTTTCCGTTAAATCTGACGTTATTAAAGCCTTTGTCATCTTCTTCTTTTGCAGGGCCGCCAATATTCTTAAGACCCTCACCATCCAAAATCCACTCAGGTGATGTTTTTAGGGCTTTTGCAAGAGATGTGATGCTTTTGCCGCTAGGGACATTCACGCCCGAAATCCACTTGGAGACCGTGCCTTTACTAAGGCCTGTAGCCTCAATCAGATCAACCTGCTGAAGGTTAAGTTCCTTCATTCTCATTAAGATACGCTCAGAAACGCTGCTCATTGCAAAAATACCCATAACTATTGTTTCCAATGGTAAACAACCTTATTGACCTAAAAAGAAACTTATGGTTTACTTAGGGAAACTTTTAGTTTATCAAGGTAAACAATATGACCGTAGATGACGTAAAGGATCATTACGGAGCTGAGAGTGATGCTGATTTAGCACGAATTCTAAAAAAGACTCGTGGGGCAATCAGTAAATGGCGTTCTTACGGAATTCCAGCATCAACCCAAGCAATTCTCCAGATCCAAACCAAAGGCAAGTTAAAGGCAAATTTGGAAGCCTTAACCGCTTAAACCAATTATCACCAAATAAGCATTTGAAATAAATGTGAATAAACAAAGGGATTCACACATGGAATTTAGTAAAGAAGCGCAAAGCGCAATGTACAAGATGGTGCATCAAACACCAGGTATTGACCCAAAGCAAATCGCTGATGTTTTAGGTGACTCACACAAAACCGTTCTGAATTACGGCAATCCAAATATGGACTATTTGCCGAGCCTTAAAAAATTTGAAGCTTTATTAGACTTCACCAAAAACCCGGCAGTACTTCAGGTTTGGGCGCACAGCTTGAACCTGGTCTTAGTTCCGGCGGGCTGTGATGGAGATAAGCATCGGGAGCTTTCTATTTTTGAAGCCATGATGCAGCACAACATTTGTAGCGGCCAGGTTAATCAGAAGGTATATGAAGCTTATGAAGATGGAGTAGTGACCCCTGATGAATATCAGGAGATTCACGAAATTGCTCAAAGAATGATTGATTTCATCACTGCCGTTGATCAGGCAGCGAATAAGCAAATGAAGAAATATTTAGCTGCTGCACAAAATGAAAAAGCCTGACGTTCGAGGTCAGGCTTTTTCTGTTCAAACAGGCTGGAATGAACATAAATGAATTTATCAATCACTTTCTTTAGATACAAGTTAATTTTCGTTAATTCAATAAAAAGCCACTTTCCGAGTGCTAGGAAAGTGGCCTGTTATTCAATTCTGAGGAAAAGAATATGAATACCAATTTAACAGAACATGCCCTTGAAGGCAAATTGGAGCTTAAAGCAGTGCAAGGCGATTTCATTGCAGGTGATGTGGTGGTGTTTGCAAGCCGCATTGCGATGGATGGACTACAAACCGTCGAGGCTGAACAGGTCAGCCATTACTATCGGCTGGAAGGTGGGCAGATTGTGCATGAGCAGGATATACGCCCGGCCACACTCGCTGAACTTAAAGCCAAACGCCGCTTGGCTGAACCGGTAGCACTGTTTGTTACGGAGGCTCCATGAACCATCAGTTTGATGCACTGCCTGAATATAAGCAGCTCCAGCAGGTGCAGTCTTTCTATGAGCCGGCGCTACGCATATTAAACGAGCTGATCGAGCGCAACAAAGCCAACCTGCGTAAACGCGGCTATAACGAGGCCAATGCTGCACTGGCCCGGGACGAGTTCAAGGCGCAGATGTCCCGCCGTTTCAGAATCACGATGTACCTGTCGGCCCAGATCGAAAGCAGTCTGATGAGTGCCGGCAAAGTTAAATATTTCGGTGGATATATCCAGCCTGCTGATGCGGCTGGCCACCCTGAGGAAAAGGTGAAGCCATGAGCTTAGATGCAACCAACTGGGCCTGGAGAGTCGGACTGACCGAGAAGAAAGGCGGTAGTCGTATACCGCTGAAACGGCTCATCCTGCTCTCGCTGGCAGACCGTGCCGGTGAAGACCATTGCTGTTACCCTAGCATGCAGCGTCTTGAAAAAGACACCGGACTTGAACGCAAGACTGTACTCAAGATTATTGCCGAGCTGCTAGAAGACCGGCTGATTGTCGATACCGGTGAGCGCAAGGGCAGCACCAGACGGGTAAAAGTCTACCGGTTAAATGGAGTCAATGGACGCGAAACCATGCCAAAAACGGCACCATTACAGGAAAAAAATTTATCTGAAATAGTACCGGAAACGGAACAGTCCCAAAAACGGAATCATTCCGTTAACGGCATGTTGAATAGTGCCAATAACGGGACTTTGAATAGTGCCGTTAACGGGACACAGAATCTCCCAATGAATCTTTCAGAAGAATCTAAAAATAAAAAAGACTGGCTTTGCTTTAAAAAACTTCGTGAAGAAATTTTTCTGGCCGATGACAGCATCGATTTTGACACCCTCATGAACTCGAAGTGGTCTGAGCGGGAAAAGCGGGCCTTTGAAACCTACAACGCTGGCAAGAGCATGAGCTGGGATCTGATGATCTATCACTTTGCTGACTGGCTGATTAACGCCTACCGGACCAAGTATTCAAATCCGCAGCAAGCTGTATCTGTTAAACCGGGAGGTGCGGGAAGTCAGTCGAATCAGCTTTCTGAAAAACAGATCCATACCTTCGCCCAGAAGCTCTCACAGCATCCCGAATTCTCAGGGCGTTTTAGCGAACCGGGTGAGTCATATGAAAAACTGGCCGCACGCATCGCCGTGAAACTGGCTGATCCGATACAGGCGAAGAAATGGGAGCCTTACCTGAAACAGGTAGGATTCAATGGTTCACTGGCAGCAGGCGCGTAATGACCAGTATGTCTCTGGCTGACTACCACAAGCTCTATGGCACTAAAAAACGTGCCAAAGCCAAACGGCAGAGCAAGGTGAAGGGGGAGAAGACTATAAGTGAGGGAGAGGCAAAGCTGGCGAGCGATCTTAAAGCGCTTAGGATCAGTTTTGAGCAGGAATATAAATTTCACCCAAAACGGCATTGGAAAGCAGATTTTCATATGACGGGAACAAAGATTTTAGTCGAGATTGAGGGCGGGATCTGGACAGGTGGCAGGCACACAAGGGGCAAAGGGTTTATTCACGATATGGAAAAGTATAACGCGGCTACAGTGCTGGGTTATCAGGTTTTACGGTTTAGTACAGAGCAAGTGAAAAGCGGTTTGGCGGTTCGGCAGATTGAGAAGATGGTAGGGGGTGTAGGGTGAATGCAGCGGTGACAATTATGCAAACAACGGATTGGTCCAAATTTAGTTTTGAGGGTTGGTGTCGCCAACTTGGGGCTTGGATTAATGGTGATAATGAAACAATGGTAATGGTCGTCAAGACTATGCCAACAAAGAGAATCACACAGAAACAACGTGAACGGTTATTAGCAATGTATATGAACGATGAAAATTTAAAAGATCGTTTATGTGTTAAGCGTAAAGGAACATATTGTGTGTTGGACAATAATGAAGCAAGGGCTATTCAAAGGCTCATTCTTGATATTCAACTTGTTGAAGATGAAATTTTACAAGAATGGATATCAGCTATTTGGTCACATCATGTGATGGGTGATTCACTGCGAGATATAGCAAGTAGTAATGACACCTCGGTAAATCAGATTCGACAAGATCTGAAATGTGGTTTGGCATACATCAAAAGTCGGTACCCGTATTTCACATTTGAAACTTTTTCAAAAACTGCTTGAGTGTGCGCACGGGGTATGGCATATTTGTGATAACTTGGCGAATTTGTATATAAACGCCACTAAATAAAGCTCGCATTTGCGGGCTTTTTTAATGCTTATTGATAAGATAGGTTGAGGGCTAATTATATTTAATACTTTTTAAAGGAACCTAAACTATCATTTGTAATAGGGCCCTCTATCACAAGGCAGTTTTTAAGCTGCTTAAAATATTTTCAATAAAAACAGTTAAATAAATTTTTTAAGTAATTTTATTTCTTTATAATGCGTTCGATCTTTTGGGGGACATCATGAATATTCATAAAATTATACTAACTATTTGTTTAACCACCGTATTAGTCGCTTGTGAGAAAAAGACTAATGTAGAATCTGCGCCTAGCGAGACTACTGCTAATGAGCAAGCGCCCAAAGCTGAAGTACTAAATAAAATTACTGATGAAGAAGTTGAGAAGTTGCGTTTAATTTCTGAAGATCCTAACGCACTTCCAGCGCATGCCAAGCTTGCTGAAACATTCTTGCAAAGCATAAATGGTTTTAAGCCAGAAGAAATAAGAGAACTCATTGCAGAGTATGAGGAGAGTCAGTACGTTGAAGAGTATCCCGTACAAGAAATAAGTATGGAGTATAGAGTTGATACTAATAGCCAATATATTGGTAATCAGTTAGTCCACACTTATTATCTCAATGTATTATCACTTTCAGATAGTATTGATGTAGATAGGGTAGAGGTTAATAGAGGAAATTGCCCTATAGCCTTCCGTGGAGGCCCTAACCCTGTTGGATATGGCCAGTCTCTAAAATTTCTTTTAGATTGTAATCCACAAGATATTAGGGAAGTAAAAGTATATTTGAAAGATGGTGGTGAGCTATTAATGACCCCGAAATAATTTTTCTATTATCATTTAAAAAACCTCACTGATTAAAAATTAGTGGGGTTTTAAATTCTTATAAAAAGAAATACAGAAAAATTTTACAGAAAGCTTAAGAAATTAATAAGTTTTTTTCTTTATATCAATTCAGAATAAGCCTTCCTTTGAAAAGCTGTAATTTTAGAGAAAAAGAATGCCTAGAAACAATTACTTACCAGCTCTAGAACAGGTCTATGATTTCTTGCAAGAGCGCCCTGGTTTTAAGAATGAGAGTGGATTCGCGAAAGCCGTAGAGTATTTTCGAACCTTACATGAAGAGACTCCTGAA